ACTGGCCCCTTGGTCCCAGTCATCCAAGGATTTACGGTAACGCACGCGCGTTAGACCATGCGTGAGAGCGCCGTTCTTTCTCGGCCGTCAGCGATGGGGAGTCGCGGTGGCATAAAGCACAAAGCCGCCGCTTGATCTCTCAGGCGACGGCTATGGAATAAAAGCGCTGCTCAAGCCCGGAGGCGAGCAGCAAAGCTGTCTAAGCGACAGCGGAAGGAACCAGATTCAATTGCGTATGACGCAATGAGGACATGGTGAAGATATTCTACGAATCTTATGCAGATGCGTCAAGCGACTTATGAAACTTTTTTGGCATCGTTTTGCTGGCAGCAAGCCAGCGCGAGAAGCGCGGCGAGTGCTTCCTGACGCTTATGGGCGGGAATAGCGCTACAGAAGGCGCGAATGACTTCCATGTCCGTCCACGTATCCGATAACTCGGACGGCAGCTCTACGAGGGCCGCGATGGGATTGGACGACGCCGACGAAGTTTGAGCACCGGTCATTTATTGTTGCCTTCACAGATCTGTTAGGGGATCGTTTCCTCTGAAACGATGGCATAACAATAGTCCCTATCATATGCTGAAGCAAGCGTTTTCCGTTGCGAAATGTTGCATTTTTGTCGGCTCGGTAAGGAAATATTACGCGGCGCAAACGTTAGCGAAATAATTCCCGATCGTTGTAATTATTCTGTCAACCGAAAGCTAAATGCGTAATAGATTCAACGGTTTCTTAGGGGAATCTTTCATTTCCTTCGTTTCCCTTGCTCGCCAACGAGCGCTTCTAGTGGCTTGTTCGTCACCAGCGCGCTCATGACCTTAAACATGGCGATGCGGGTTGCCTCGGGCGCCTGGTTGTAGAGCGCCATCACGGAGTCAGAGAAGGCCTTGGCGTCGTCATCCTTGGCGAGTTGGTCCTGTGAGTGGTCGGAGTCGAGCCAGCCGCGCGGAAGGCTCAATGCATCCTCTATGCGGTCCCGGATGTTCGGGCCGGCCAGCTTGTGGCCGCTCATGATCTGTCTGAAATTGATTACGCTGATCCCCACTCTCTCAGCGAACAGCTTGAGCATGCCCCGCTCGGGGTGTTCCGGATACTGCGACCGTATCTCGTCCTTGAACTGCTCCAGCAGGAACTTCAGGTTCCGCAGACGAACCTGATCCACCGTTTCGATTGTCACTTTCTGTCCCTCGGTTGAGTGCGCCGTAGCCCGCGGCATCGTTTCCAGTATGTTCCTGTGTTTTAAATTAAAAAGCAACCGCAATAGGAGCCTATTTCTAGTGTTTTCACGTACTTAGGGCATGCCGCAACGCGTTTGCGTGGACATCTATAAAAGCATCGCGTACTATTACGGCATCGTTTCTCTTGCGGAGGGACCATGAACGATAACCGGCGCGCCACAGCAGCTCGCCAGATAGCGATGGCGAAGAACATCGGCCAGTTAAAGACCAAGCAAGCGAAGCAGATGCAGGCTCACCTGCTCTGCCAGTCGCTCAAGCGCACCATTCGAGGAAAGTAATGAGCAAGCTGTTGATAAACGAATACCCATTACAGGTATTACCGAAGCTGGCGGTTGCCATAGGCTTGAATGAAGCCATCGTGCTCCAGCAAATCCACTACTGGCACGGCATGGAAGGCGCCGGCAAGATCGTGAACGGTCAGAAATGGGTCTACAACACCGTCGCCACGTGGCAGAAACAGTTCCCGTTCTGGTCGCCAGACACGGTGCGACGCACTCTGGCATCCCTGAAGAAAAGCGGGCTGCTGATCGGCGAATGCCTGGCTGAAAATGCCTTCGACAAGACGATGTACTACCGCATCGACTACGACGTTCTTGCAGCCGTCGAAGGTGGCAAATTGCAATCTTCCGATGATGGCAAATTGCAATCATCCAAGGCGGCAAAGTCCAACCTTCTTCTGTATAGAACAGAGACTACAACAGAGACTACACAGAAAAGCGCTTCGCGCAGTCGCGCTGCGCGCGCCTCCCTCCCCCTGGCTTCCTGGCTGGAAGCATGCAAGACGAGCGGCGAGAAAGCCATCCCTGAAGACGATTCAATCTTCGCCTATGCAGACAAGCTCCAGATGAACCACGACTTCATTCTGTACGCATGGCTGGAATTCAAACGCCGTTACGCTGAAGACGATTCCAAGAAGTACAAGGACTGGCGCGCCACGTTCCGCAATGCCGTGCGCGAGAACTGGTTCAAGTTGTGGTTTATCGCCGATGACGGTAGCTGCGGCCTGACGACGCGCGGCAAGCAGGTTCAAAAAGAACACAAGGAGCAAGCATGAGCGCGAATGACCTTCAACGGGCCGTGCCCGCCTCCGTCGAATCCGAGCAGGCCGTCATCGGCGCCCTGCTGATCGACAACGACGCAATCGACCGTATCGGCGACCTGCGCGCAGAGCACTTCTTTCGCGGCGATCACCGGGCGATCTTCCTCGAAGTCGTCGCGCTGATCTCCAGCAGCGTCGGCGCCGACGTGATGACCGTTTTCGAGCGCCTGCAAGCCAAGGGCCGGGCGGCAGATGTCGGCGGGCTCGCGTATCTCAACGACCTGGCGCAGAACACGCCGAGCTCGGCAAACGTCGCGCGCTATGCGGAGATCGTGCGCGACCGGGCGCAGAAGCGCGGCCTGCTGGCCCTGTCGCATGAGATCCAAGATTCCGTCGGCACGACGCCCGACAGCGCTGCGGTGCTGATCGACCGCGCGTCGACGAAGCTCGAAAAGCTCGGCGAAGCGATCGTGAAGTCGGAGCCGGTTCGCGCGTCGGACTCGCTGCAGGAATACCTGAACTACCTTGAGCACCAGATCGACGGCAAGATCAAGCCGGTTCCCACTGGCCTGACGGATCTCGATCGCAAGCTCGGCGGCGGTTTCTATGGCGGCGATCTGGTGATCGTCGCAGCCCGCCCGTCGATGGGTAAGACCGCGTTCTCCCTGACGATCTCGGCCAACGTCGCGCAGACGGCGCCGGTCCTGTTCCTGTCGATGGAAATGAAGAACGTGCAGCTCCAGCAGCGTTTAGTGTCGGCGATGGGCGGCATCCCGATGGGGCAACTGCGCGACCCGGCGAAGCTCGACAACGAACAATGGCAGCGCGTCACGCACGCCGGCCAGCGGATCAACGAGCTGCACCTGTATCTGGACGACCAGCCGAACCTGACGCTGCTCGAAGTGCGCAACAAGGCGCGCGCGATCAAGCGCAAGCATGGGCTGTCGATGCTCGTCGTCGACTACCTCGGGCTGATGGCGACTGGCGACGAGGAACGGCGCGACCTGCAGATCGGCGCGCTCACGAAGGGGCTCAAGAACCTGGCGAAGGAACTGGACATTCCGATCGTCCTTCTCTCGCAGCTCTCGAGAAAGTGCGAGGAACGCCCGAATAAGCGCCCGCTGTCGTCCGACCTGAAGGATTCCGGCGACATCGAAGCCGACGCCGACACGATCCTGTTCCTGTACCGCGACGAGGTATACAACCCCGATTCGATGGACAAGGGCGTTTGCGAGGTCATCTGCACGAAGCAGCGCCAGGGTGAAACAGGCGTCGTCGGACTCGCGTTTATCGGCGAACAGACACGATTTGCGGACCTCGCGAACGAACGTTCATTCGGCGCCCGACCTGACGTGAAACGCCCTAAATTCGGGGGTCTGGACTGACAAATGCCGTGCATTTTTGGCTTAGTTGCGATACTATTACGGCATGACGTACCGTAATAGATTCGCTTCTCCGATACGGCTGAAGAAAGTTTCAGAAAGTGATTGTCGTTGCAGAAATGCCAAAGCAGCAGTGTAAATGCATGCCGAAAAGGCATCTTAACCCATAAAGCCGTAAGCGCTCAGAAGCGGCCAGATACGAGGAAACCCATGTTCAAAATTGAAAAACACATCCCTGTTCCCGAGTCGCGCCGCGGCCGGCCGGCGCTGTATCCGTTCGCCGAGATGACGCCTGGCGAGTCGTTCCTTGTTGCGGATGCAGAGGAACGCGTTGCGTCGATCCGTCGCGCGGCTAACTCGCACACGCGTCGCACGGGCAAGAAGTTCGTCGTGCGTTTAGCGGATGGCGGTGTTCGCGTGTGGTGCGACGAGAAAGCGGCAGCGTGAGCGAACTGGACCCTACCGGCCGCGATCCCCGCACACCGGGCGCCAAGCTCGATGCGGGGAAGTCTCCCGTTCTACGCGGCGCCATCCACTACTTTCCGCGCGCTCTGGCGGCTGTTGCTGACGTTTCGGACGCAGGCGCACGGAAATACACGTGGAACGGATGGGAAAGCGTCCCTGACGGCGTGGCGCGGTATGGCGACGCTCTCGGGCGGCACATCCTCAAGGAAGCCATCGAAGGGCCGAACGATCTCGATACCGGCCTGCTCCACGCTGCACATGCAGCTTGGAATTGCCTCGCAAGACTCGAATTGATCCTTCGAGAACTTCAGGAGCAGAAATGAGCCCCGCCCTAGCGTATTGGATGTTCTTCAGTGTCATGTCGCGCGCCTGGTCGATCCCGGCGCCCAAGCCCGAGCAGAAGCCTAAGGATGGCGAGTGAAGCTGCCGACGCCGTTACGCCAGTCCGAATATGGCGACCCACTAAAAATACTAATTGAACGCGAGGAACGCACATGTCGCGGATGTGTTTGGCAAGCGGGGAAGATTACGCTCGGCACGCAGGTATTACTCTGCGCAAAGCTTCATGTGATGACGAAGCGCTGTCCGGATTACCGCTGTTCCGAAGCATGGAAGCGGCACTACAGTTCGCGTTCAACTGGCGGGCAACGTCAGGAGTGAAGATCGGCGAGATCAAGGAATACACCGGCAAAGTCGGCGGCATGATCCTGTCTGCGAGCGAAAAGAAGGCGCAGGCTGGCCTGATCCTCGATGTCATAGCCTCACACCTATCCCGCGATCAGCAGGCGCTTCTGGATGCTTCCTATGGCGGTGAGAACGGCGAGCGCCATGCCGGCATCGAGCGCCTGACGCACTTATGCGCCCACCAGAACCGCACCCTGGCTCGCATGCTGATGATGCGCGAGTTCGTGCACGGTGAACGCTACTGCCCGAGCCAGCAGGACATCGCGCGCGAGTGCGCCGTCCATCAAGCGACCGTATCGCGCGTCGCATCCAAGATCGCCAAGACCATCGCAGAGCTGCGCGAGTCGACCATCACGAAGCTGACGCCAGCGTTCCAGCGCCGCGGATGGGTGCCGCGCGACGAAACGTAGCCTATCGCACAAAAAAGATCGCTTTAGTGCTTGCATTAAAGCATCGGTTAAAGTATCGTTTCATCACAGCAGCAAAACAACCAAAACCAAAGGAAGGAACTGCCATGAAACCTCAAGCCCTTATGCAGTCTGGATTATTACGAAGCATCACCGGATTCCGACCGCAACAGGCCCCTGTTGCGCGTAAAGTTTTGTCCTCCAACGATGCCGTAAAAGATACCTTGGCATCGGTTCCGCAATCGGTCTTCATGTCCGAACTGCGCAAGGCCGGCGACGAGCACCTTTGCTCCGTTCCCGAGCTGATCGAGATCCACCGCCAGTCGCAAATCTCCGAGAAGGTCGCCGACATGTACGTGATCCTGCGCGAGCTCGATCTCGAATGGCCTGCACTTCAAAAAATGACATCCGCCGACATGACAGCGTGGATGCAACTCCTTGTGAACCGTGCGCGCGTCCTGCGCGATGAAATCGACGAGATCAGCCATGCGGGCCGTAATTGATTGGGCGATCGCCGCGCTGATCTGCTTCGGCGGCAGCGCCTGGGCGGCACACGAAAACCTTCGGTTGCTGACATGAGCGACTGGCAGCAACAAATCGAATGCGAAGAACAGCAACTTTACGAGCAAGAGCGAACAGGAGAAGCAAATGAGCATCGCAACTTTGATTTTGGGCGAGAGCGGAACCGGCAAGTCGACCAGCTTGCGCAACCTCAATCCGGCCGAAACCCTTTTGATCCAGGCGATTAAGAAGCCCCTGCCATTCCGTGCGAAAGGCTGGTCGTATCGCACGAAGGAAAACCCGGCCGGCAACATCTTCGTCACCGACAAGGCCGACCAGATCATCACGCTGATGAGCAAGACGCAACGCAAGGTCGTCGTGTTCGACGACTGGAATCTGATGATGACAAACGAGTTCATGCGCCGCAGCGCGGAAACCGGGTTCCAGAAGTTCAGCGAGATCGGCAAGAGCGCATGGGACGTGATGATGTCCGCCTCCGTCCTGCCTGACGACGTGCGCGTGTACTTCCTCGGGCATGTCTCGACCGACGAGCTCGGCCACGTCCGGGCCCGCACGATCGGCAAGATGCTCGACGAAAAATGCCCGGTCGAATCGCTTTTCACGATCGTTCTGCGTGCCGCGCTGATTAATGGCCGGCACATCTTCAGCACGCAAAACAACGGCTCCGACACCTGCAAGTCGCCGATCGACATGTTTGCCGATCACCACATCGACAACGACATCGCAGCAGTCGACGCAGCCATCACCGATTTTTACGGCATCACCCAACCGGCTACGGCCTAACCCCGCGAACCAAAGGAACGCACATGTACGCACTGAACAACGAAACCGCACAAGCCGCACGCAAGGCCGAGCAACGCACCAGCTTTATCGACGAGAAAGGCAAGTACGTCGGCAAGTTCACGCGCGCCGAAGACATCACCGC